GCTCAAGGCAAAAAAGACCAAGATGCTATTAAGCGATTCACTGAAGCAAAAGACCAAGCAAAATCAAAACTGGAGAATCAATAATGACTGATTTAACGCTTTATCAAATTGCCGACAATTACATTGCTGACATGGAAAAGCTGAAGGATATGGACCTAGATGAGCAAACGCTGGCCGATACTCTTGAGGGCATGGCTGGAGACCTTGAGGTTAAATCCACCAACGTTGCCATGTTTATGCGGAATCTTGAAAACACGGCTGCAGCTATCAAGGAAGCCGAGAAAGACATGGCAGCAAGACGAAAAGCCATAGAGAACCGGATAGACCGAATCAAAGACTACTTGAAGGTCAACATGGAGCGGACCGGGATAACTAAGATTGAATGCCCGTACTTCGTCATAAGTGTGAAGAAAAACCCGCCAGCCCTGAAGGTTGAGGACGAGGCAAAGATTCCAGACAAGTATTTCACGATCCCAGAGCCACCGCCCCCGGTTCTGGATAAGGCCAAACTCAAGGATGACTTGAAAGCTGGAGTCGAAATCGAAGGGGCAATTCTTACCGCTGGAACGTCATTACAAATCAAATAGGAGCATTTATGTCTAGTCTGAACAAAGTCATGTTGATCGGAAATCTTGGAAAGGACCCAGAGGTCCGATACAGTCAATCGGGTGGAGCCGTTACTAATATCTCAATCGCAACGACTGAGCGGTACAAGGACAAACTAACGGGCCAGCAAAAGGAAGTCACTGAATGGCATCGAGTAGTGTTCTTCAACCGACTGGCCGAGATTGCAGGGGAGTACCTAAAAAAAGGAGCTGTCTGCTTTGTAGAGGGCCAAATGAGAACCCGTAAATATACTGATGGCAACGGAATCGAGAAGTACACCACTGAAATTGTGGGCTCTTCGATGAAAATGCTGGGAGGCAGGGATAACAACTCAGGGCAACAAAACGGCAATCATCAAGGTCAAATGGATGATGATGGTTTTGATTCGGACGTGCCTTTCTGATATGTTGTTGATTTGAAAGGGATTCATTCTAATCGGAGGATGCAGCATGGTCAATTTCAAAATATGCAAGAAGTGCAAGGAAAGTGAGCCACTGCATGAGTTTTACAGGCATCCAAATATGGCCGATGGTCATCTTAATGTCTGCAAACAATGCAAGCGTGAAGACTCTATTCAACATCGACTGAACAACATAGAGCGAATTAGAGCTTACGACCGGGAGCGTGGAAAACTCCCGGAACGTATAGCGTTTAACGTCATGACTAACAGGCTATGGCGTAAAGCCGACTGTAGACGCGCAGCAGCGCACAATGCAGTTAGCAGAGCACTAAAGAACGGTACGCTCGAAAAGCAGCCCTGTGAGCGTTGTGGCCATGAGAAATCACTAGCCCATCATGAGGATTATGATTATCCGTTACTGGTCATCTGGCTTTGTCAAATTTGCCATAAGCAAAGACACAAGGAAATTGATGAGGAAAGATTGGCAGAACTATCTTTGTCTGTAGTAAAGTTGCCTTCGATCTCCTCATGAGATTGTGTTTCCTGCTTACTCTCCGATGGATCTCAGAAGTCCATCATTGGCGAATCTTCACGGTTCGCCTTTTTTTTGTCTTCCCTATTGCGTAATGTATGACAATATGTCATACTTCAATCGTACCTTAAATCTTTAGACCACGAAAGGAGACAGACAAATGAACACTAAAAAAGTAAACAAAAACGGGCTTAAATTTATTAGAGAAATTCTCGATCAATATCACGTTAACCCGCAAAGAGCTTGCGAAAAAGAATACGCAAAAGACGTTGAATTTGCGTTAAGTGAATTATGTGACCCAATTCTTGAAATAAAAGCATTACATTCGGTAAACGGTTGTACTTGCTCATGGGTTTTATCAGAAAACGATATCACAACTTATTAAGGAAACACCCCGGTGAGAATGATTATTGGTTTAGATAAGAGGAGACAAACAAATGAAGATTAAACCCGCGCCAAGGACGGCGCACCACGAAAGGAAAGAAAATGAAAAATAAATACAACCCTAACAGAATGTATCAAGGAAACTTCATTGAGCCAAAGAAAGCCCCGCTGTGGGTTGAATACGCCAGCCTCATAGCACTAGGGGTGGTTATGGGCGGTTTGTTTGCTTACGGGCTTGTCACAGTCACTGGGGGCTAATGTGACCAAACCACCTAAGAAGATTTGGATTACACCGCCTGACGCAAGGCTTATAGGATGGACTTCAAGCGAAGAAAATGTAATGCCACAAGACACCCCATACATCCGCGCCGACCTAGTTGATGGGTTGGTTGAGGCTATGGAACATATAGAGGAGTATTGGAATAGAGACCAAAACGAACAAGCGATGGCTGACGCTCTATGGCACATCATTGATACAGCACACTCCGCACTAGCTAAGATTAAGGAGGAGAGATGAACGACAAAGAACTATTAGAACTTGCAGCTAAGGCAGCGGGGATGGATGGCCTTGGGCTGTTTTGGAACGAGCGTTTGAAATGCCTATGGGACGCTGAAGGATTTACGTTTGATCCATTAGAAGACGACGGTGATGCGCTAAGACTGGCGGTGAAGTTGCAACTGGCTGTGTGTGTGGAGTCGGATCAGACGCGGATAGGAATTAAAGGGAAGGCCCCAATAATTTTTGAGAATCACGACGGTAAAGCCAATGCCGCAACCCGCAGAGCGATAGTAAAAGCCGCCGCTGAGATTGGGATGGCGATTGAGATTGGGATGGCGATGAAATGAACAAAGAACGAGAACTGTTGATACAAGCAATTGATGCTTATGACATTGCATCAAGCCCTTGTTCTGACAGGCTGTATCACGCCTTTGAAGAAATTCGTAATTACCTTATTTGCGAGCCAGAAAAGAAGCCGATGACGGAGGGGGAGATTGCCAAGGGGTTTTTGCCAGAACCAACAACGGGTATGAAAAGATTTAGGGCTGGCGTCCGTTTCGCAGAACAGCACCACGGGATAGGAGGAAAGGAATGAACTATCCAGATGAAATTAACTGGAGATTGATTGTTGGAAACCTTCGCCGGAGCGGATTGACTCACGCGACAGTAGCAATGGAAACTGGGTTTTCAGTTGGAGAACTTCTACAAATGGAATCTGAAGTTTATTATCCGCCGTACATCAGCATCATGAAGCTTCTGGATCTTCATCATGAAAAGTGTCCGGGGAAGCATGAATTGATTGCTAACCATAGCATTGAAGAAAAGGAAAAATCATGACAAACAATGACCAAAATTTAATCCAACAAATGATTCGAGCCGGGAAAATGGACGCAATAAGAGATTTGCTTCCTGAATACCATCAAGCTCGAACTGAAAGAATGATTGAAGAAATGGGGGAGAAGTATATCCTCCATCCTAAAAACCACGTCAAAAGGCTTAAAACACCTTTAGCGCACTAAAAGGAAAGGATATGAATGATGAAATTTGGTATTTTCTGTTTTTGATCGGAGCCGGGATCGGTTGGATCATGAATATAGTTGAATTAGCTCATGCCGATGCAATCAATGGCATGGTAATTTTAAGGGCGGTGGGTATTTTTGTCTTTCCTCTTGGTTCCGTACTTGGTTATTTATGATTGTTCGGCAGAAGCAGATTTGTTAGATGATTGCATAGGATTGCTGATTGTTTAACGTTTAGGCTTTCCGATGATCTTCCTCATTTCCTGTTCAAATTCGTGATCTTCTTTGCACCAATCATCACAAAAAGATCCGAATTCTATAGGAGCGTTACAAGCTAGGCAGTATCCATCTTGATGCTGCCTTTTTAATTTTGGGCCTCGATGCTTTTCTTCATCGTAATCCTGCCCGTCTTCAAATGGTTTTGTCATAACCGCCCTTCAATGTCATAACCACATTCAGCCCCAACTATCGCGCCTTTATCAAATTTGAGATAGATCACCGACCCTGTTGGGTAGCAGTTGAGATAATGACTTGCACAGCTCATTTGAGAAGTTGACGTCCACGCACATAATATCGAAAAAATGATTCGCCTTCTGCATCGCTTTCTATTTTGTCTCCGTTGATAGAAAGATACATTTTCTGTGGAACTGGAGGCATTTCCAGTTTTGGGCACGAGGCCGTTGGTTTGATTTCTGGCTGCACTCTTACGCACCCAGAAAGCAGCAAAAACAAAAAAACGGCTAGTCCTCTTCTATAAGGCAGCATATAGAGTTTTCTCAGCCTTGCGCCTTCTGACAAGGCCCACAACCACGCTTCCGTTATCGTGGGTCCAATTCATAAAAGCATTTGCTGCTCGGTCGTATTGGCCCCTGCAGTGATATTTGAAAGCGTCAGACGTGTGCAGCGCGCCCATGCCTATGTTAAAGCCTAAACAGATAAGAGCATCGAACTGATTCTGAGTCGTTAGAATGCCATCAAGGAAATGAGTGAGGATGCTTTCACGAGAGGCGAGGTCTGCGCTGAGCTGCTGGACGCAATGTTCTTTTGTCCAAATCATGCCTTTTTTAAGTTCTTTTCCCGTGTGCCCATAACCAATCGTTAGGACTCCACCCGTATCAAAATATGCCGTAGTTCTACAGCCTTCGAACTCGGCAATAAGGTTTATTCCAGTTTGACTGGTTTTCATTTTCTTCCGTCCTTCAAAACGTCTTGAAGGTCTTCAGAAGGATCAATTGTCTCGACCTTATCTCCCGTGGTCTTGAATCCAACAATGCCCGTGACAAGGCTAATAATAGTCAGAAGAACCCACTTCCACGTTCCATCTTGCATTGATGAAACAATACCGATTGCAGGAACTAAAATGGCGTAAGCATTGAAACCTTGATTGGTGTTCAAGTTAGCCATTGGCTCGCACCGCAAGAAGAAGAAGCTTAACGATAGTGTCCACCGCCGTATTGCTGAGACTGGTTGCAAAAGACTTCACCAAATCTGCAGCGGATTGATGTTTAATTACAGAGTCGATTGCACGTCCTTCTAAATCAGAAATCAGGTTTTTGATTCGAGTGATTTGAGGGATACTAAGTTGGCTATCAGACAGCCATTTAACAATCAAACTAATAGATGTAGAAATTATGATGTTCATTTTGTACCTTTTTTAATCGTTGATTTCTTAATTGGAGTTTTCTTTGGAGCTGCCTTTTTGATTGCTTCTACTGGTTGATTAAGTTTTGCCTTTGGCTTGGTGGCCTTGAGCTTTTTGTCTGGATGGTGTTCTGGATGGCGGTCGAAATAAGAACCTATAACTGGCTCAGCATCGAATGATTTGGGCTTGAAGAGTGACAATAAGCGTTTGAACATCGCTACTCCTTGTCGGCTTTCCGATCTAGCTTGGTAATTATGAGGTCTAGCGTGTGCTCCATTCTTGAGAGCCTTTGGTCTAGGTCTGTCTTTTTAACGTATTCGTTGGGAAGCAAAAGCTCCAGATTTCTCATATCTCTAGCTAACTGGCTTTGATTGTCAGATACCGTCCGTTGGCTGGTAGAAATGCTTTTTGTCCACCATCCAATCACACCACTGACGATCATGTAGAACAGAGATACTGCAGCGATAGTTGCCTCCCAGCTCATAGTTGCTCCTTATTCAGCAGGAGCGGATTCTTCTCCTGCTGGCTCTGCTTCAGCTACGGGAGCTTCAACAGGCGCGGGAGCCTCTTCCTTGGCGATTTCATCGGCCTTTGCTGCAAGGTCTGCAGCGACTTCGGAAACAAGCTTTGCTTCTTCAGCTTCGACCCATTCAATAAGCTCTTTCAATTCCTTACGAGCTTCAGTGGTTAATTCCAAAACCAGTTGCTTCAGTGACATATTTATCCTCTTTTAATAGTCTAAACGTTTGCAGGATCTTCAGCACCCGAAAAATTTTGTTCATTCTCAGCAGAAACTTTTTCAGCTTGAATTTGTGGGATTGCTTGAATCTTAATCTTCATAACTGTTTCTTCAACAAGTTCCATTGGTAATTTACGCAATCCGGCAACGATTGCTTCTACTTCTGGTATTTCTAACGTTAAAGTTATGCTCATTTTTTCCTTTTAAACAATTGGTTTATTTGGAGGCGTTGGTAGCATAGCCACAAACGCTTCTGCAGTATCAGGCAAAGTGCCTTGTTCAATAGTGTACGCTTCAGCCCAATAGCTGTCACGCCAAGCAATTAAGGCTTCAGCATCTGCTTTGTATTGGGCATTTGTTGAAAACAAATAAGATGAAGCTGAAATGAGCGAATCATAGCCCCATGATTTTGCCACAAGATCCAAATTATCTTGAGCAGCAGCTTCGTATATGCTTATAAGTTCTTCATTTGTAAAAACTTTGTTGGTTACAACAACTGCACCGTTAGAGTTTACGGAAATCACTCCACCATTCGATTGAGATTGCATTAAGCTAATAAATTCAGCTTTAGAAATCTCAATTGCTGTTGATGGGATATTTGGATAAATTTCTGAATCATAAAACCCAGAACTTTTTGGGTCGAAATACTTTGTCATGAATGTTCTCCTTAGTATCCAACAGCCATCCAATGGAACGTTTTTACAGTTCCAGGATTTGTGTAAGCGTTATATTGAGAAGTTGAAGCTGCACTTATTCCCATTGGATATAGAGAATAACCAATATCGCAAGCAACAATGCTAAGGCAAGCATTAGGAAAAGTCGTGGGAAAAGAAAATGTTCCTGCGCTTGAAATAGTTGCTACGCCCCATTGAGTGAGTTCACCATTTGGCAAGTATTGATATCCACTGGCAGATAAAGACGAACCAAACTGAATAAGCTGGGTATAGCCAGAAGGATTTGATGAATTGTATGGCGTATAAGTAAGAGCGGTCGTTACATCTGAGCTGGTAAGCGTAACTGCGCCCGATCTTGTGTTAAAGGTTGTTACAGCAGAAGATAAATATCCTGCAGGATTGCTTGAGTTGTATGGCGTAAAGCCGAGTGCAGAAGTCACGTCCGTTGCAGTCAATGAAACCGTTCCGACTCTTCCATTGAAACTTGCTACTTTTGCAGAATCAGCAAAAACGATATTTGTACCGTCACCATAGATATAGGTCGATTGACCCTGAGTCAATGTCACGCCAGTACCTGAAGCGGTCTTTGCCGTCAGAGTAAATGCTCCGGTCGTATTGTTCTGAACAATCCATTCCCCAACGACTGCTGGGAAAATCAGGTTCCTTGCAGCTGTAATTGCCCCAGAAACAATTAAAATAGGGTAAGCAGATTGAAGCTGGGTAAGCGTTACGTCAGCAGTCGTGATGCTTATCGCTTGTGAACCCTCAAATGCAAAAGAAGTCCATCCAGCACCGCCCGTGTCGGGATTTGTTGTATTATTTTCTGCCGTACTTACCCAAAGACCAGCAAGATTAGCGGATTGAAGGATAGATCCTTTTGGATAACCGCTTATAGTGCTCGAAAAAGATGAATCATAAGCAAAAAATCCTCCGGCTTGTTGCCATTGTGTGATTGCCGTTATTTCATTAAGAATCCCGTTGAAATCTGCACCAAATGGGGGGACACCGCCTGAGCTAATAGCTTGAAAGGTCAAAGGCGGAAACCCATCCGTCAAAGATGCTTTACCGTTAGTAATTCCAATTTGGGAGGCTGTTGGAATTGTGTTTTTGTAACTTGATCCAGCAGAACTAGCAAAAGGAATAGGAATTTTTGTAGGAATGTTTGTACTTTGCATGATTGATCCTGTTAATAAGTGACGTTGACGAGTACACCAGCGGGTCTTGGAAACACGCCTGAATTTTGCACAATAGCAAGCTGCCAAGCATTAGGTATAAAGTTGAAATGATACGTCAAACTCATGTTCAACCCATCAACAACATAAGCCACCCCATAAGGACTTCCACTGATAGAAGTTCCAAAAAAATACTGCAGGAAGGAATTGATGTTGGGAATTGCTAAGTTGCTAATGTTTACGGCAGCTTTAACCATAATCAAACGCCTATAAACGTCATCCGACAAATAATAAGTTGTAGTCTGAGCTGTTCCCAAATAAAAGGAAGCTTGGTTAAATGGTTGCGGTCCTGTGCTGGCATAAGGAGCAAGATAGGCTTCATCAAAGCCTAAATAATTGGGAGAGCCCGGAATTTGCAGATACCGCGAAACGTTAACAATCTGCCCCCAAATATCAAGACCACTTCCAACAGCCGTGTTTACGTCCCAAATGTTTGCATAAAACTGTGCGATGTCACTTGCTGGGTCTACAGCGTCATTGTATGACTTCAACAGCGAATAAATCGTTGGAGAATTGTAGTATTGGCTAAGAAGCGTCTCGTCCCAGTTTTGCATAATTACACCAGCGTCACTGTTACGTTTGAAGCAGAAAGAACTGGAAGCTGGTCAATGCCGAATGCAACCAAAAGCGCAAATTGCAGAGCTGTGCCATTGCCTGAGCTTGCGCCAATAGTTGCAGCGGTGAATGTTGAGCCCACCGCATAAGTGACCCCGGAAGTTCCTGCTATCGTGTTCCACTGCGTTTGCGTAGTCGAGCCAAGCGTCAAAATTTGATAGACCTGACCAATAACAAAAGATCCAGCGGTTACTGAATTGTAGGCTGCAAGATAGACTTCTTCGATATTTACATAAGGGCTTATCGCGTTGATGTTGGCGTAATAGCGCCCTGAATAAGTAGTCTGCCCAATGTAAGCAGCTTGCCCCCCGTCTTGGCCGTTAAATGAAGCAACAACCGCATTTTGGACTAGCTGAGTAATGTTTGATGGAAGCAAAGAATTGCTTTTAATGACTATATCAAAATAGCAATTCGTTGCAGTTGGGGTCAGATAAGTGACGGAATAGGCAATCGGGGTTGCGTAGGACGTATCATAAACCGTAACGGTTGTATTCCCGTTATATCCGCAACCCGGAGGCTTTTTGTTCCAGATTGCCTGTGCAATAGCAGAGGAGGAACCACCACCAACCGAAACAACCATTGAATGAGCAGCGATTGAATAGCTCGTTGATCCATAGCTAATTGCCGTTCCGCTAGGGTTGTCAACTACAACAGCCTGTAAGACGTTAGGAACAGTAAGAACTGCAGCTTCTATAGCCTGAATTGAGTTAACCGCATTCACTGCCACACTGTTTTGCCTTCTGGCTTCGAATGCTGCTCGACTTTCTACTGCATTTCCAAGCGTTCCAGACGTTGAGTTGTAGACCGTATCCCAGCCAGATGCAGCGGTATAAATTTTAATCAATGCTCCAACGTTGCAAGCAATCGCGCCAGTGGTTTGATTCTGAAATGTTCCAACGATGTTCCCGCTGGCTGGAATGGTTACTGAAGCCGTGAGGCTGTAAAGGTATCCATTAGTATCCTGAGCGATGGATCCAGCAGGGATCACGGTTCCCACCGCTCCTGTGCAAGTTGCCTGAACAACGGTTCCCGCTGCCTGAATGCGAGTCATGAAATAAATGTAACCAATAGCATCCTGCCAAATGCCAGAGGCAAAGGCTGGATTTACCTGATTGGCAATATAAGCAATTTCATTGTTTTTCTCGCCAATGATAGCCGTTTCAGATTGAGCAAGTTGGCCTTGTGGGGTTGTAAGCTGCGAGTTAACGCCACCACCAAAGGCAACGTTAATGTCTGTTTGAACTCCTGTAAGGATGGCCTGTTCTGTAGGGAGAACAGGGGCTCCATTAACCCATGTAATAGCAGGAACGTTTGTGGTCATTTATTAGCCTCCGAAAGCGACATTGTTAGCCACTCCATCCGTATCAATGAATTCAATTTGACCCGCCAATGATCGGTTCTGGAATTTTGTAAAGTTTACCTGCACTTCAGCAACATCAGGAACAAGCAAAGCTTCAGTTTGCATTTGCTGTGCAATGTAAGACAAGGGGGGAAATTCTCCAAGGATATCCTGCCAATAGGGAAGCCCTAAATTGGTGTTGTACCAGCATTCACCGAGAAAGGTTCGAGTAGCCGAGGCTACATCTTGAGCGATAGCATAGGGATTCCCGGAAAGCGCAATGTTTCCATTAGCATCGAGAACTAAATCCCAAGCTGTTTGATCGAGTAAAAGCGTATTGTGAATGATCGTCATACTGGTTGCCCCGTATTGCTTCCACCAGATTGAACGCCAGAATGAACGTGAGTGTGGAGGCTCGTTCCCTGACCTTTAACATCACCCGTTGCCGTAAAGGATCCAGTATGGG